TGTGATAGCGAAAGCTAAAGCGATCGTTTCCATAGTGTATCTAGCAGTGTAAGTTTCTTGCGCTTCGTCGAACGCAACTCCTTGACCTTCTGCTTTTACATCTGCGTTTGCAAAACCACTTAACATTACTTCTTCTTCAAAAGCTCTGTCAGATGATTCTGTTGTATAAATCTCAGCATGCTGATTTTCATACCTTTTGTACTCCAGCCCAAATAAAGCATTTAGGCCTGGTTCTAGTTCTTTAACTAGCTGTGCTCGTGATATTGCCATTATATGCTCCTATTATTGCCACGTAACCGCACCAGTGAAGTATTGGTTGAGGTTGTGAGCAACTACAACGCTTCTAAACGCTGCGTTTTCGTTGTTCTCAGGATCCTCTGCTGATCTTACCAATCTCCATTGATTGTTAGTTGCGTGCCTTGTAGCGTAAGTTAACGTTGAACTTGACTGTCCAGAAATTTCTGAACCAGCTGCAGTTACAGTTAAGCCATATGTTTTACCATATTCAGCTTGAGCTGCTGCTGCATCAATCGCACCAACAAAAAGTTGGCTAGGATTGTCAATTACAAACGCAGTTATATCTTCGCTATTAGCTGGAGTAATAGGTTGGTTGTAGAAATTCGCAAACGTCGGCTTCTTAGTAGTAGCGTCGTTATAGAATATTCCATTCAACACACCTATACAAGTGTTAGTGATGGCAGCTTGTGCAGTAACAATGTATCCAGCGGCGCTTCTTACAGCACTACCTTGGAACAAGTCAACACCCATGCCAGCATCGATAAGATATTTGCCTTGACCGCCAGTAGCTGGTGTTGAACCAACAGTACCTTGTGCAATCAAACCAAAACCTTGTGTGTTTCTATTTGCCATAGTTATTACTCCTTATGAACCTGCCGTCGTAAAACGGCCTCCAGTTCGGTTGATATTATTTCGGATAGTTTAAGAATTACTTCTTTGTACCACCGAAAGTCTGCTTAGAATTTCTATCAATTTTGATAGGCATTCTTTTATCCTGATCCTTCAGTAAGTCGGTTTCTACTGACTCGTCTTGACCTTCAGTTTGTCTTCTCTGATAGTCCATTCGAGCCTGTGCGAGTTCTTCCGGTATCCTTGCCAGGAGAAGGCCACCTACTCCAATCACTCCAGCGTATTTTCCGTCTAAGACAGTTGGATATTCTTGAGAATCATATTCGTCAGCTCTCACTAACTCATATCCAGATCTTAATCTCCCATGAATATTCTTGGTGTCATTAAAACCTAGTGACTCTGCTCTTATCCATCTGTGCCTAAATCCGTCAGGCGCTGGTGGTGCATCTAGAGATGATGGGGGCTTGTACTCTTTTGGTCTTTCAGTTTTTGACCGAGTAACAGCCGCACGAGAAGTTTTATTTTCGTCTTTTTTCATACTATGCTCCTTCCGTGAGTTTTAGTTGTTTAGCATACTCTTCGAGTGGCACACCTAATTTTTTAGCTATTGCTACCTGTGATGATGTGAGTCTCACAGTTTTGCGACCAGGTTTTGAGCTTCTGTTAGCCGAAGCTACCGACTGAACGGCCCTGTTCGTTTGCTTAGTTTCAGTATTATCAAATTTGTGCCCAAAGTCAACTCTAATCCGTTTATCAATCTCTTCGTAGTATTCGTTTGATTTAGGATCATAACCTTCTTTATCAACTAAATCCTTGTGAATCTCGAATGCAGTAAATGTCATAGCTCTATCTGTTCCGAACCATCTATTTTTTGCAGCCCAATCTTCAGCCATAGGATCAGCTTGAGGCATTTGTTGTGGGGTTTCATTTGGTAATTGTCCACCGTCTGACAGTTTAACAGGTTCTTCCTGTTTAACCGGCTTATCTTGTTTTAATTGTTGAAGTTTAGCGTTCTCGAAAGCTAACTCAGCAATTTTTTTATTTGCTGCTACTTGAGCTGTTGCATCACCTGATTCAATAGCACGCGCTAATTCATTTTGCGCCATGTCCATTCCAGATTTTACACTTTCTTCAAATTTAGCAGTGTAGTCAGAATCAACTTTGTTAAATCTTTCCTGATCTAGTTTTCTTTTTTTCTCGATTGCAGTAGCATATTCGACAGCAGCAGCTTCTCTTCTTTCTGCTTCTCTCATCTTACGCGTAAGTTTTGCAATTCTCGCTTGCACACCTTTACTGTAATCTTCTAATTTTTCATCATCCTTTTTTTCTGGTTCTGCTTTTTCTTCTGTAATTGTTTCTTGTTCCTTTGTTTCTGGAGCAGTATCAACTACTGCTTCTTCTTTTTCTTCTGGTATATTGATTTCGGTTTCTGGACCGGATGTATCAATATCTACTGTCTTCTTTTCTTCCTCTGGCATAGTATCCTTCCTATGTTAAAATTTATGCAAGATATCTGTTGGATCTTGCACAGTTGCTAGTACTTCGTCATCATTAAGAAGACGAACTTCCCCACCCTCAATTTCAATACGAGATCCTGCATAACGTGCGAAGACTACCCAGTCTCCGACCTTGCACCATGGACCTTGTGTAAATCTGGCTTTATCATTATAACAATCAGGTCCCATCGCTAATACGTTTCCGCATTGTGATCCTACCTGTTGTCTTTCAATTGTTTCTTGTCCAAGTAAAACTCCACCTTTAGTTTTTTCATTCATTTTAAATGGTAAAACTAACATACGCCAACCTGTTGGTTGAGGAAGTTTTGCTTTTTCTTTTGTAACTTCTTTTTGTTCTTCTGATTTCTTTAACCCAACTAATTCTTTATTTGGAGTTATTATTTTTTTTGTCACCGATGTTGATGACTGTTCCTCTGTTTTCATTTTGCTCCTTATCGTTTAGCAGGTTAGAGATTTCCTGTTGCACTGACTCCAATGCATTGATCTGCCCTATTATATACTTGTATGTTTCCATACTGTCAACCCCACCAGACGTTACGTTTAGTGCTAGTTGATCTACTCTTCGTTTGATTGCTCTTCTTAAATTATTTAGTACTTGTTCTGGTTCCACGTATAACTCCTTTTAAAGTTTTAGCTTGTTTAGCATGCGTTTTAGATGCTTTCTGCAAACCTTTTATAACTTTTTTTATTTTTTTCTTTTTTAACATTTCCATCTTCTTCTAGCTTGACGGATACGTGAGTTAGGATCGTTACGTGTTTTTGCTGACGAGTTTCTTAATTGACCTGCGCTTCTAGCACAGTACGACTTACGTCGGTTTGCAGCTTTTGACCCTTTTTTCACTTTACCAGTCACGGCTGTTTTTAGTTTACTTCCAGGGTTTGCTCTTCTGTAGGCAGCGACACCCTTCTTAGTCATACCTGCCCCAGTTTTTGTTTTTCTATAATTACCACCTTTACCGGTAGTTCGTCTTATAGGATTTTCGGCCATTACGCTTTTTTAGCTGTCTTAGCAGATCTTTTTAAAGCTTTTGCAGAAACAGTTCCTTTACCAGGTCTGCTTGTTCCAGCTTTTTTTCTTTTGTTCATGTAGTAGTAAAGACCTTTCTTTACTGTTCTACCATCTTTAGTTTTGTGAGTTGCTTTAGCCATTATTTTCTCCTCGTTGTTTTCTTTTTAGTTTTAGGAATTATTCCTTTAGCCATTAAAATATCTTTTTTAGTAATTTTACCATCACCTGAGTGATCTGGAAATTTACTTTTCTTTTTAGCTTTTCCGCCTTTTTTCATCATAGAATAAGCGGCATCTGATGTCATCGCTTGTTTACCCATTCTTCGCGCTTGTTTTGTAGCGGCTGCTCTACTCATTGGTCTTTTCATTCCTGGCATTTTTTTCTCCTTATGTTGTTATTGCAATACACTGTGGACAAGATTTTCTAAACCTTGAATGCGATCCACAATGCGTTGGTGCATGAACCGGTACATCCGATTCAGGTGCTTTTGTAAAAAATTCTACATGCTCATCTTCGCATTGACATGCTTTGATGTTAAATAGTTTGCAAATAAAATTTTTTAATTTTTTAAACACTATCTAATTTCGCAACCTTTGCCTCGAATTGCTGCTCCTGAACTTTTTTTCTTTTTAACAGATCCACCTTTTTTAAAATTCATTTTACTTTGAGACTGCATTGCAGATTTTTTACTGGCAATTTTTTTGTCCATTTCAGATGCAGTTTTTACATTAGGGTTTTCATCAAGAAATTTTTTTTGTTTGTCTGTTTTTGCAAATTTATATCTTAAATCTTCAGCTTCTTTTTTTGCTTTAGATTCTTCTGATGATTGTAAAGATTTTACTTTAGCCATAATACTACCTGTTTATCTTCCCGCTTTTTTTAGCTTTAGAACCAAACTTACCATAAGACTCATTAGCAGAAGCTCTAAGTTGTTTCTTAGTTCTTTTCTTTTTGATTCTCATAGCGATTGATTCATCTTTTCTATCTTTGTAGCCTTGCTTCTTAGCTTTGCCACCTTTTTTCATACCAGATGCTCCAGTTGGGAATCTGACATTTGATCTTACTCCGTTTTGTCTCATAAGTTTTCTCCTTAATTATTTTTTTCCATTTCTGAAAATTTGTGTTCCTTTTATACCATATATACTAGCGACTACAAGGATCCATAAATTTGTAAACCATGACGGGAGCTGCGAGAACATGTCAAAGAACAATTTTACCTTGTCCATCGCTGTCGGATCATCCGATACGACTGCCCAGGCCAGCACCAAAACGGGCAAACTGAGAATTATCAAAACTGCCTCGTCTTTCCAGTCTGATTGTCTGGCTTCTAAAAGTTTTCCCTGGTAAGCCTCTTTTCCTTCGGCCATCTTCTGTGCGTGCATTAATTGCGCGTCAGACATCGCCATCTTTGTTCGCTGCTTGTTAGCGTAAATTTTACTTCCAGCAGAAACGGCTAATTTAATTGCCGATAACCACATGTTAGTACCAAGTAGCCTTTACAGGTTTCTTTTCTTTTCTAATAGCTTTAGTTCCTTTAACATCAACGCTGTCACCTTGGGCAATGTAGTTTTGTCCTCTAATACTTGATTTAGATCTTGGATCTAAGTGCAAGTTTTGAGAAGATTCTTCTACAGGTACTCCGCCTTTAGCGTAACCGTCTTTATTAACAAACTGCTTAAAAGTATCTTTTGTCATAATTTTCTCCTAATTGTTAGTATACTATCTTCTTGGACCTTTCAAGACATTTACGTCTCTAGCTTTCATAGCATCTGAGGTCAGTTTAACATCTGCAGACATCATTGATTTTTCAATGGCTGTATCAGCTCTTAATTTAGCTAAATCTTCGTTTTGTTCAAGTTTCTGTTCGTTTAGATCTTTTGCTTGTACCATTTTAGCTCTATCAAGATTAATTCTTGCTTCATCTTCTTTCATTTTACGTTCTGTGTCCATAGCTTTTAAATCTACTTCTCTTTGTTTTAATTTAAGTAATGGATCGTGATCAAACTGAGATGTTATTTGTTTTTCTTCCTTCATAAAATCTTCAGTCATGTCGGCAATCAACAACGCTTTTCTAGCTTCTATCTTTTGTGATATTTGTTGTAGCTGTTGTTGAATCTGTGGATTCTGTACAGCCATTTGTTGCATTTGTGGTAACATAGAAAATTCTTGTGGAAATTCTAACTGTACCTGTTCTTGTGCCATCAATGATATATGCTCCATAATATTTTTTTCTAACGCTGCAGTAATGCTAGGATTATTTCTAACAAAGTTACTTGCCATAAAATTTAAGTGAGCAGTTATATGTGCTCTATGATCTTGTCCTGGAAACGCTTGAAAAGGTTTTCCGCCCATTGCATCAATGTGTTCGATTGCCGGATCTTTTGGCATATTTGGTGGAGGTGGTGGCAAGACTCTATCAATATCTTTTACACCTATTGCTTCATACATTCCTCTGTAAGCCATATACATATTATGCATTTGTGGATTAGAAGTTGCTAATCTTAATTGTTCTTGTGCCAAAGATACTCTTTGTGACATAGAAAATATATTTGGATCAGCTACAGGTAAAATATCTACTCTTGCATCAAAATCTGTTGCTTTAACATTTCTTGATGCACCAGGAACATCATAAGGATATTCTGGTGGCAAAGACTCACCAAATATTTTGGCAAGTAATTTAAATTCTTGTTTAAGACCTACGTAAAGTCTTTTATGGATTGCTGACATCACTCTTGAACCACGTTCTAAAAGAGCTACGGTTGTACCAACAGCGGCCTGTTGATTCCCGTCCCCAACCTGCATGTCAGCAATGGACGCGAATCTCTGTCCTGCTTGAACTACAATTCCCATCAACTGTAATAAAGTTGCTGATGGTTCTTTGTAAGGTAAGAATACAAATGCATCTTTTAGATTACCACCTGGAGTGTCAACATCTTTAAATTCTCCTGGTTGTATATTAGCGGCGTCATCTTTTACTCTAACACCACGTTGCTTAAATCCTGCTGGTAGGTTTGATAATGTCCCTGCATCTAATAACTGACGGAGAGCCGCAGTTGCAGTACGACTCAGTCCGCCAATCATATGAATTAATCCTAAGCCATAAAATCCTAGTCCTGGCAGAAACTTGAAGTGGACAAAATATTGAATTTTATTTTTCTTTGGATCATTGGGCGCAAAGTTTCGTCTAATAGACAAAACTTTCCTACTGCCTTCTTCGATTGTTACGATGTAAGGCAATTTTATTCCCGTTGGCTCTCCGTCGGCGCCAAGGTCTTCGAATCCTTCCAAGTCTAGATTAACGTGGCATTCTAGAATTGTATACAAAGGATCTACTCTTTGGGATTTTGTAACACCTTCTACTTCTCGCTCTTTTTCTTCAAGCTCGTTAGTGATAGTGCCTGTTGGTTTTGTCAACTCGATGTCAGAATAGAATCCAGATACCATCTGTTTTCTTAATTCGTTTTCTGACATCTTGACAACGTGAATGACTGATTCCGCATCATCTAATGAGGTAGCTGTATACGGAACAACAAGGTCATCCGCTGGAACAAACTTAGAAACAGCTCGTCCCAATAAATCGTCATAATAAACTTTTTTAAATGTTGAACCTGCAAGTGGTAAATAAAATAACATTTGATCAAAGTCAGACTCGTATTCTTTCATCTGATCCATGATTTGATAATTCATAAAATTTTTAACTCTTTGTGCCTGCATTTCTTTTTGTGGATCTGATTTACCCATTACTGTTGTTCTAACAGGTCCGTCTGCAGGTAATAATTCTTTATAAGCTAAAGCTTGAAACTGTGTTACCGCTTCTGCAAGAACAGGGTGAGTTGCACCCGATGCTCCTTGAAACGGTTCAGTTCTATTTGTGTATTTAAATCCTAATAAATCTAGTCCAGTAATATATGCTCGTTCCCATTCTTTACGAGACATTTTATATTCCATGTAATCTTGTTGTAATTGATTACCAATTAAATCTGTGTCTTCTTCTGGAAGTAATTCGTTTAAGTTTGCAAAAGGATCGCCGCCATCTGGCATTTGCATTGCACGAGGATCAAAATCAATTGTAGCCCCTTCATCATCTTCTGTAACTTCGATTGGTCCTTTTTCGGTTTCTAAAATCTCCTCAACGTCAACCTCTTCTGCAACTTCTTCAGGTCTTTTAACGTTTGGGAGAGACTTATCTATATCTGCCATATATTTTCTCCTAGACTTTCTTAACTTGTTTTTGTGGTAATTTCAACCCCTGTGATAGAGGTCCTTTTTTAGGTGGTACTGCCCACCATTTAAAACCAGGATTCTTAGCTGCTAATGTTGGATTTTTCTTATTCTGTGGTTTTCTATTTTTTGACATTTAAACTAGCTATGCCTCCTTGCATAAAATTATCGTATGATTCTAAACCAGTACTTGGTTTTAGTATACCTCTTTCTTTTGATTTTTGTTCTTTTTCTTTATCAAATACTTTATCTCTTTCCGCATCTATAACCATCATATTTAATAATTTATCTGAATCAAATCCGGATTTAAATCCTTGACTTGGTGGTAAAGTAGAAGTGAACTGTAAGGAATCTTTTTGTAATTTATTTTCTAAATCTTTTGCTTTTAATTTATTATAAGCTTGTGTTCTATACCCTCCTCCTGTTTTAGATAAATTTTCTGCTGTCAATAAATCATCGTACGTTTTTTTAAAATCTGCTGCTTGGCCATAGTCATTGTATTTTTCTCTTAACTGTTCATCTTTACTTTTTCCAAACAATCCAAAGGTAGCATTAGAAATAATTTCATCTTTATTAGCTCCTTTTGCGTAATCTATTGCAGCGAAAGGTGCAGCAAAACCTACTTCAGTTAATATACCCCAACCTGTAAATTTAGCAGCTTTACTAAGTTTATTCATAGACTTTCCTAGTTTGTTTATTTTTGAAATTGCAGCATCATCTCCTTTTTGTACTTTAGCCATGTTTTCTTTAATTGAATCTATGTAAGCTCGTGGATCATTACAATTTAAACCATTTGAAAGTTTACATTTAAAACCTGAATTTTTTAATTTGTTAGCAACTTTAGCATGTTCTTGTTTTGATATTTTTTTGCTAAAATCTTGTCTTTCTTTAGATGTCATATCTTTATAGATTTCATCTTTTCCTTCAACACCAGCAAAAGACATTTTATAATTACCTGCTTTAGGTTTAAAAGATTCGGTTTCAGGATCTACTTGAAAATAACCTATTTGACCTTTGTAATCTTTTCCTAAATCTTGAAGTGCGTTCATCACATTTTTTTTAGCTTTAGCATTGTTTACAAGTATTTGTTTTTTATAACCTTCGGGTTTAACTTTTAATAAATATTCTTGATCTTCTGCAATTTTCTGACCAATTCTGTTATAACCTATTAACTTATTATTCATATCTGCATCAATTACAGTTGTTGTTTTAGTTCCTGGTTTTGCAGATTCAATAATAGGATAGACATGACTAAAAGCTCTGTTTATTTTTTTTCCACCTTTAATAGGAATTTCACTTCCTTGTGCCGCTATAATTTTCTTTCTTCTATTAATATTACCTTGATTTGTTTCTTCTATTCTTTTTTTACCTGTAGATTTAAAGTTTAATTTATCTCT